GCTCCCGATGGTTGTGTCGGGAGTAGTCCATCGACCAGCGGTCGTACCCGCTCAGGTAGTCCCGATCTCGGCGGGGTAAGTGATCCAGCCGACGCATCTCGTCGGAGGTCTCCCAGCGGATGCACTTCTTCGCCCAGCCGTAGAAGTTGCTCCCCTTCTCCTGGTCCCAGGTGCGCGCCGCTCGCCAGAGCCCCAGGCGGGCCGCCTGCTCGACATCTTCCCGGACGTAAGTGGGGGCGCGGAGGCTATGTACGGTCACCATCCATTCCCATTGCCGGTAGAGGTCTAGTACGTCTCGGCTCGCTGCCAATGCCACGGCTCTCCCCCGACCCACGCACGCAGCCCTAGGGATTCAGCGATCTTCTTGGCCTTAGAGTTCAGACCCAACGATCGGTACTGTCCGCGCCGGTCGATGATCCCGCAGTCGGCGGCCACTCCCCGGATGTGGGGGGCGTTATTGTTGGGGTACGCAGCCTTGGGCCATCCATATGTTTGGTAGTGATTCCAGAAACCCCACTGCTCTGAGATCGATCTGTGTCCGCTTTTGATGTAGACGATGCGTCCCATCTTTTTGCCCACGACATTGAGGCGACGCAAGAGTTGCTTATCCAGGGGCCATCGGGTCGAGGGGTCGATCCGCAGGTGGCTCCACTCCCCCTTGTTCAGCACGCGGAAGGTCTTAGCCTTCTTCTTGCGCGCCCATACCCGGGCCTGCTCGACTTCCGCCTTGGTCATCCAAGACCGGCCCGACTTGGGGTTTGAGTTCCAGGTGAACCCTTTTTTGGTCCGGTAGATCAGGTGAACACCGCCGAGCCTGGTTGTGGCAACGACACGGAATCTGCGGTCACTCATCGGAACTTCCTCCTCTGCTGGTGCCGCGCAACGCGGAACAACTTCTCAACGTTGATGTCCCCGGGATCGGTGTGATCTTCTTCGGGGGCAGGGCTGTGCTGATGGCCGTGTACGCCCGACACTTTCCATGACTTCTGGGACCGAGAGGCTCCCGACCCCCAGACCTTACGGGCACGCCACGGGATGCGGTGGGAATCCATGATCTCGGCCAAGACCCAGGCGCGAACCATCGGTCCATCGGTGAACTTCTTGCCTGTCCCGTCCCGCCCATTGGCGACCCCTACCAGACAGACCTGGATGTTCCTCTTCCCAAACTTGTTGGCCGAGGCCCCGTTAGGGGCGATGGCCCCGCCCTTCAGTGAGCGGGCGGCCTTTCGTAGGGAGATCAACTGCGCCCAGTAGCCACAAGTCCCGCACCACAGGAGGTGGTAGGGAACTCCTTGGTCATTGACGTATTGCCCCAGCCAATCGTGGCGTCCGTCGCAGCGCCGGGCCACCCCTTCATCGTGCAGGGTCAGGCCCCGCCGGGTGCTCCCCCCGGCCATTCGTTCTGCACCACGGTAGGGAATCCGCTTGGCCCAGTCGTTCTTCAGCCAGCGCGCGTTGCGTCGCAGGTGACGTAGTCGATTACGGATGCGCCCAAGCATGTGGTCACTCCTTGAGGTCGATGAACTCGTCCTCCGGGAGGTCATCGTCCTCCACGACTTCATCGGCGTAGGAGGTGTTGCTGCCGTCCAGTTCGTCCTGCACGACGTTAACGAAGCCCCCGGTGTCGGGGTCCCCGAAGTACTGCGCTACTAACACCTTGGCGATATTGAGGGCTGCAGCAATGATCGGTACCCAGACGTAGTCCCAGTCCTGGATAACCACGGCCGCCACCGAGATCCCCGAAAGGACCATAGTCACCAGAATCCGTTCGAGCCCGTCTTTGATCAAAGTGTCGTTCATGATTCCAGCGTAGGGACTTCCTCTTGTATCCGGGGGTTTCGCCACCCCCCGAATGACTGTCCTCCCCAGATACCTGTGATTCTTCCGGCATGCTGTTTCGCGTAGTTAAAGCAATCCAACTGCACGGGGCAAGAACGACAGATTGTCTTAGCGGGGCGAGCAAAGATTTCCCCCTTGCGATCCGGGTGCCACCAGTCGGGGTCTGCTTCCCCCCTCCGCACCAAAGTCGCGCACAATCCATTCTCGACAACATGTGTAGGCAGGGGATGACGGAGTAAGGGACCTAACACGGCAAGATCCTCGAATCCTCGCGAAACATCATGATCAAGAGGATGTCAGAGAGTGATGCTCAAATCACTCATATTAGGGCTAAGAAAGGTAAGCAATCCCGCTGAATGGTCGGTTAAAAGCGATTTGCACGGTATTGGCCGAGAGATAGGTTACGGAGGTGATCACTTGCCTCCCCAAATCGTCTAAGACAGTGACGTTGGGGTAGAAGCCCAGGTTGTGGTTCAACGTCCACGTTGATTGCGCGGTCGCCTGGGTGATCGCCATCGCGGACCCCGGCGACCCGGCTGGCCCCGGAGGGCCGGAGGCGGTAACAGTGAGGGTGTTACTCGGGCTTTCCACCATGACCACGGGGACCCCTTGTTCCACGGTGACCTGGGGCTGTTGTACGGCAACGGTGATCTGGGGGTCAGTCATCGAAAGACGTCCGCAACGATACTCAGTGACCCTCGTATCAGGGTCGTGACCATGCTGCTGTCGGCGGTAGCCATCTGCAGGTCGTAGAACCCGACCCAGGCGTTCTCCCCCAAGGTCTTGGGGAGACCGATGTTGGTGTACCAGGGCTGGGTGTCTCCCGGCAGCACCTGCTTGCCGTAGGCGTTGGGGTCGAACTCCGCGACCCCGGTGCCGTCTACGTCAGTGGGCCGGTAGAAGTCCTGGTCTGAGTTGGTCCTCAGGTCCCATAGCGTGCGGCTGGTGGTAGCCGACAACTTCATGTAGACGCCCGTGGCGTGGGGGGTGATGTCGAACTGTCCCAGGACCGAAGTGGCAGTCGGGTCGGCCCGGATCTTGGCCGTCCAGACCATCGTCCCCAGGTCGTAGGCGTCGGGGTCGGCGAAGTCTACTTTCGCGGTCATCGTGTCCCCGGCGGTCCCGATGAGGTCCAGTCCCTTGGGGCGCATATCCAACACGTCAGCCATCGTTTGTCTCTCCTACAGCGGGATGACGGACGAGATCGCCCGCTCTGCCTGAACCTTGCCCTGAGCCAACAAAATCCCACCCAGTGCGTCCGTGCTCGTGGTCAGTTGCCAGTAGGCGGTGGTGGGCACCCACTTGGACATGTCCGGCTCCATCTCGATGAGCACCTCGCCCGTGGCCGCAGTGACCACGGTGACCTCGAACTCGGCGCGGGGCACCGTGCGGCCCGGGAAGTTCATGACCACGGCCTTGAGGTTGTCGGTCAGTCCGGTCAGATCCTTCTCGAGGATGATCGTCTGCGCGAACGCAGCGTCGCGCCGCATGACCAGGTCGATGGTCGGGACGTCCTCGATTGGGAACTGGGTCCCCTGGGTGCTGATCTCGGTGTACAGGCGAGTGGGGGGACGCGGGTCGTCGTACTCCTGGGTCATGTACAGCGGGACGAAGCGGTTGGTGCGCTGTGCGACCCGGCGCAGTGTGTAGACCTCGATGCGGAACAGCCCGACGTTGAGGGCCTTGGCGAGGGCGTCATACTCGGCCTGCCGGGCATTGAGCACCTCCATCAACTGCCGGTAGCGCTCGGAGCGGGGGATCGATACCCCGTCGGGGGCCTGAATGTCGATGTCGAAGGAGGCGTCGGTGATCAGCGCCCACAGGGACAGGATCACCGCCCTGATGGCGATGAGGTGGTGCTCGGACGGAGGGACTCGGTCGAGGGTCATCTGGACCCCGTACTGATCCAGGCGTCCCATCGAATGCTCGCGCAGCGCTTCATCGCAGAAGACGGAGATGTCTTCGTCGTTGAAGTACTTGAACTGCACCCCCGCCACATTGATCACTGCGCCCTCGTTGGGCGGGGAGTCAAACAGGAAGACTCCATGGCGGGAGTCAACCTGCCAGTCAGTGAAGGGGACCCCGTTGACAGTCAGGACGATCGACTCCCGCTTCAGTGGGAAGTGGTCAATGCTGTACTGGACCTCAACTCCATCGGCGATGAACGCCGTCTCAAACGGGATGGCCTGGTCCCCTAGTTCCAGGCGCACTCGCCCCACTAGGTACTCGAGCGTCAACGACACGAGACAGCCCCTCTCCGATCTACCTCTAATGGTGCCGGAAGAGGGGCTGTCTCAGTGGCCTTAGATGTGTGTCCATGTACGCCTTCTACGGGCATCGTGGACGGTCGCCCAGTGAACGCCGTACCTCTCTGCCAGAGATCGCGTACTGTCGTCGCTGGACCTGATCTCGCGGACCTGCTCTTCGGTCAACTTGGCGAGGGCGTGGTGCTCACCTTTACGGTTCCCGACGACGGCGATGTCCGCTGTGTTCTCGGCCTGAGTGCCCCACCGGAGATGGGCGGGGTTCACGCATAGCCGTGAGGTGCAATGAGTGGCATGGAGGACATGAGTTCGGTCTGCAGGGCGCGGCTCTACCCGCTCCAGCGCCACCCGGTGAGCACGCTGCTTGCCGTATCGGCCATAGCCCGTGGATTTGTCCACCGTACCCCGCCAGAGCCAGCACTCATCTGGCCCCTTCTTGTCGATGAGGTCATCGAAGGGAACGTGCTTGGGCATAGTCCTGCGTGGCTTGGGCCACGGCATGGGACCGCCCAACTCACCCTTGGTGCGCCATCTCTGGTCGTGACCTTTGCACCAGCCCTTGGCGGTGTACGGGGGGCGTTGGCAGCCTTCTACGGCAGAGCAGGTATCCATTCGGATACCTTACTCTATTGGAGACTTATATCCTAAGTCTTCAATGCCACACAAGCCCCAGGCGCTCCAGGTGGTCGGCCACCTTGCGCGGAACGCGGTACTTGCCGCCCGCCTCCATCGTGTAGGTGTTGCCGTAGCCGTAGGTCATGTCATCGATGTCTTCGTTGACGCGCACCACGACCATCTCTTCTTCGGCCTTCTCGACAGCGCCGAGATCCTGCACCTCGTCCACGACAACAGACTCGGGGTGCCGAGCGTCGTGAATCGTCTCATCGAACTGGCGGGCCTGTTCGGCGGTCGCCATACTGACCTGCTTGGCCCGCTCCGCCACTTCGGCGGCGTTCTCTTCGATCAGTGCTTCACGCTGCTTTCCGGTGAAGTCGCCGACCTTGGGCTTAGAGGTTGCTCGCTTAGCAGCGGCCATGTTCAGTCCCTCCTGGGAGTTTTGTTCTTCATTCAGAAGACTAGCAGTGGATGGGGATTTCTAGCGGGAAGACAATGCACAAAGACCGGCCCCCTGCAATACAGGGGACCGGCCTAAGGCTCGTTAAAGGTCGTCAGTTCGTGACGGCCAGCACGATGCTGCGGTCCGTGATCTTGCCCAGGCCCCAGATCGAGTACCACGCCAGGGCATGCTCACGACCGAAGTCAAGAACACCACCGTCGCGCAGTTCGACCGGAAGGCTGATGGCATGACCGAAGGCGTTGTCGCCCAGGAACACTGCCTTGTAGACGTCAGCACCGGAGCCGCCGACGTTCGGAGCGATCTGCGTGGTCTCGATGAACACGCAGTCGTAGAGCCGACCGATCTCACCGAGCATGAAGTTGCCGGGGGCGGCGTACTTCGTGACCTCGATGAACTCGGGGTTGTCGCGGAGGCGACGGCTCTGGTGGGGGTGAACGAAGGCGACGTACGTCTCACCCAAGCGGGGGACGTTCTTGCTCGCCAGGGTCTCCACAGCGTCCTTGACGGTCGCGGTCGAGAGGTGAGCGCCTTCTGCGGCCACGCCGGTACCGACAGCGCCCTGGGTGTAGGGGGACCACTGGGTGATCGCGCCCGACGGGGGGTTGACGTAACCGAAGACCTGGGAGGTCGCGGTGTACAGCGTGTCGCGTGCCTGGGTGTCCAGGTACACCGCCATGTTGCGGCCCAGGAGACGCGAGGCCGAAGCCATCACATCATCGAAGGACGCATTCAGCAGCAGTTCGGAGACCGCCACGGCGTAGCCGTGCTCGGAGACCGTGATGCTGAACTGCTCAGCGGTCAGCGCGTTGGTTTCCATGCGCTTGCCTTCAACCAACGGCGTCGCGTTGGAGAGGTTCTGGTAGCGCATGAAGTTGATCGTCAGGCCGGGGGCCACGCCGAGTTCGGTCTTCTTCACGGCGAACTGTTCCATCCGGAGGATGGGCATCGCCTGGAAGAGGATCTCCTTCGACCAGATCGTCTGGATGGACTGGGTCAACTGGGTGTTGGTGCCGGGGTATGCGGTCGGACTGCCCGACAGGCTGCCGGTTCCGGTAATGGCGTTTGCCATGTTACTGGACTACCTCTCTCCCCTACTGGGGATCAGATAAGGATGGATTCTGTTTGTGGGGTCAGCCGAACAATCCCTGGCTTTGTCCCTGAGCCTTACCGCTCAGAAGTCGCTGCCTGTGCTTCGCGTAATCCTGCATGGACATACTACGGATGTCCTCAGGAGTGAACTGTGCATTCTCCGATGGGTTTTCCAGGGGCGAAGGCAAGGTCACCCTTGCTCCCGACACCTCTCGCCGAGCGGACGACATCGCCTGCTGCGCCGAGTCGAAGATTCGGTCAGACCTAACCTTCAATGATTCGATGCTAGCGTCGATTTCTTCCTTTGTGCTGCCACCGACCAGATCGATCAGTTCGGGAAGGATGTTCTCTCGCTCGTCTTCAATGCGCTGGGACATGTAGGCGGTCAGTTCCGCGTACTGGCGCTCCTGCTCAAGCAGGGCGCGGTCCCTTTCACGCTCGGCCTCAATGGCCGCCAGTTGCTCTTTCCACTCCTGCTCTTTCTTGTTCAGCAGTTCGCGGACATCCATGTCTTGCTCTTCGGCAGTGCGGCGGGCTTCTTCCTCAGCCTGCTCACGCTCCTGCTCGATGCGGAGTCGATCCTCACGCTCGCGG